CGTAATAGATCGTGTTGGCACTTTCATTGAAAGATTCAACAAACTGTCTAGCAGCATGTGTTTTGAAATTCTGTGTAATAAGTTTCATGCTTTTGCCTTATGATGCTGCAAAGTACGTGATTGTGATATATACGTCTGTCGTTGGACTCACAACTTGGTTTACTGTGATATAATCTAAACTAGCAGACTGCGCAGTTTCTGCAATTCTCATATACTGAGTTGCGTCTTGTACAACACCCGTTAAGTTAGTATTTGTACCCGAGTAAATTAGTCCTGACGCAATTGCTGCACCAGGACTAAGCATAGTTCCAGACAAAGAACCCACAAGAAATGGCAAACCTCTAATGAAAAGATCGGCAGTGCCTGTCATTCCGGTAGTATTAATATCTACTAGAGATATGATGCAAGTGACTTGTCTTCCTATTTTAGTATAATGTCCAGTAAAAGTGCCAGTCCCCTCGTTACCGAGTGACGCTGCGTCTGCTACAACAGGTGTAAAAGTTCCAGTAGAGTAAGATATCCCTGTTCCTAGTAGCGGGTTAGCTATGGCAATTTTTAATTGATCGGCTCTTATATATTTTTCCGTATTGCTACTGGCATCATGGATTATCAGTAGATCAGTATTAGCCACATCAACGCCTGTTAATGATATTAATTGATCAATCGTAGTGTTTGCCATTATACTGTCCCTTCGGTGCGAATCGTTATGTATGATCCAGATTTAGTTACTATATTTGTTCCAGCCTGCGTCGCTAGGTATTCTGTCACTATTGTCACCGGTTGAATGACACTCGTAGCAACGCTCAATTGGCTTTCAATCTTAGTAGTTTTCGATACGCTGCCGAACAATTCGTTACCGGAAACGTGAAGAACTTTCTTCAATATGTTTTCATATCTATTTAGTGATAATCCAGAAAGAACATCGTAGGAGTATTCTTGGTAGTATATGTTGTCTTCGAGTTTCTTTTCAGAGTTCAGATGCGAATTAGTTGTCTTCCAATAACCCTCACCAATACCCTGTCGTGTGACGTTGGACGTGGCTGTGATGATAAAGGGGAATCCGTCTCTTTCGAGTGTAACATTGCCGTTCGGAATATAGCCGTAACCCGAGTCGATAACTTCAACAGAAGTAACGATGCCGTTTGCTGCGATAACCGTACCCGAGATTGTTGCGTTATCTCCAAGCACGGCAGAACTTTCATCGTCTATTACAGAATCTACATATGCGGTTGAGTTTGTGGTAACGCCTGTTATTGGAAACTGACTCTGAAAGGCAATATTAAATGCGTTTCTCTCTACTAGAATAGTTCCAGTGGTGCCTTCACGAACATAAGATAAGACTTTGCCTTTTGCTGTTCCCGTACCACCAATAATTTGTGTCAACGATTCGCCAACTCTGAAAGAGCCAGTGATATTGCTTACATACATATAGAAGTTTCTTCTTTCATAAGAAGCGATATACTTATTATGAACAGCAATGAAGGGGTCTGCGTTGTAGTTTACGCCTGGATTGATTCTTGTAAGAGAAGCGATAGTGCCAATTTCGAAGTCTTCGTTATTCAGTGCATCTACAAGCAAAGTGTTATTGTCTGAATTAGGAAGTTTTACGAAACCGTAGCCGTAGTCCATGTTGACTGCTACGTTAGCGACAACGCCACTGGTGCTGCCAATATTAATCGTAGCTACGTCAAAATAACCTTCGCCTGGATCGGTGATTGTAATAGAAGTGATTGTGCCGCCAGCATTTGTAGCGATTAAGCCGATAGCATCGGTGTATGGATCACCGCCTGCAAAACCACCGCCCGTGAATGACACAACAGTTCCGTTCGAATATAGAGTTCCGCCGCTATTGATAGTGACGCTATCTACAAAGCCAATACCAGAGTTTGCGCCAGTTAATTTAACATCTATGAATGGTGTGTTCGCTGTATTGTTAGCACCGATCATATCTGTATTGAGTGTAACAGTTTCGGTATTTTCGATAAGACCTACTTTAAAATCAGCAGAACCACCAGTTGCGATACCCAGAATATTTTTGTTTAGTTCAATGATATCGCCGTTCGCATATCTGGGAGGCGACACCAAATTTTCACGAAGAGTTTCGAGTTGAAAAACGCCAGTGTTAGCGTAGAAGAAAGGCGAAGTATTACCATAGACGCCAACCGCAATTGTGTTAGAGCCGACAACGATACCGGAAACATATGAGTTGGCTACAGTGTCGATGACGCCGTTTGATGTGACTACACCATTAAGTCTTACGTCAGCAGCGCCGGTGACCGATGTGCTTGTGATAATATCGATGAGTTTAGTTCTCGTACCACGAATTCTTTTTGTGTTAGTGAACGCACCAAAGATTTCTCTCACTGCGATATAGCCCGACGCCTTTGCGGTAATGAATGCACGAGCGCCTTGTTGAACCGTAGAGAAAGAATCGACGGCAGCTACTGATCCAGAAGTTGCTCCGGTGATAGCGACACCGTTCGACCAATTTCCCCAAGCTCTATCCGTAGTTATAGATGTGCCAGTCGTAGCTGTGACCCTAGCGAAAGCATAAGAGATAATATTATTCGCTACTGCATCACGTTCTGTCTGACTTACTATTTCACCAACGGTGAATGTGCCGGTTGGCGAAGATATAGTGAAAGTTAATTCACTCTCTTCTTCGATATATTCGCCAGCAATAAAGTTTCTATTATTGGTAAGGTTAATTCTTATCTGATTTGTAAATGTCGTATCACCGATGACTTGAACCACAACAGTCGAATTGGCAGATGGTGCAGAAATGACCACGCCTTCCGAATCAGTATTAGAAATAGATACGATGTAACCATTAGCTACAAAGGCATTTGCACCAGATTGTCCGAGTAGATAGTTACCAACTACTGCGGTCGAGTTGATATCGGTCGCACTCAAAAGAGTCAGTGTTTCGAGACGCTGAACTACCGGCTCAAAGCGAATGAAGTCTAATACAGTGTTTGAGTTGTCGGTGTAAAGAAGCGCATCGGAAACATATACATCGGTCGCTGTAGCCGAAAGTGCAGAGTTGGTATAACCGTAGCCACCTTCGACAATTTTAAAGTCAACTTTGCCAGTTGCGTTTTCAATGCCGTCTACACGAACTTTACCTTGACGACCTTGATCTGTAATAACATCAAAGATATCACCGACGATATTGTTTCTGCCGCCTGTTTCGATAGTGAGAGTGGTAAGCGAACCAACAATCTTTGGCGAATTTTTAATGACGCCATCGTCAGTTACTCTTTCGTTTCTCGAAAAATTTCCTCTGACAGAACTAAGATACACGACATCAATAAGTTTTCCATCAACTCTTTTAGTTACAACGCCTTCAACGAAAGCGCTTGCGCCGCTGTTTGATCCACGAATTTGTTTGTTTAGAAAACCACGAGTTCTACTAGATTTACTGAGTTCGATATAAACTGGTCTATACCATTCAGAATCGGATGCCTTTAAGATATCCTCACCTGGATAATATATTTCGACTTCTTCGTTATACAGAAGACGCATAAGAAGCTCAAGAGATTGCTTCGAACCTTTTGATCTGTAATAGTCCATGATGTGCTTAATCATGAAACGTTTATCAGTGGCAGTTACGAATGGAAAATCTGCTAGATATTTTTCTTTGAAGTGACCAAGAAACTCATTCAGTGTGTCATCAATATCATTTGAATTAAACAGTTCACGATTTTCTTTGTAAGTGTATTTGTCCGTTGTCTCTAAAAACTCGTAATACGCTTTTACGAATGCGACGAAGCCTGGACCATCTTCTTTATAGAAAGCTGGAAACTGATTCTCTACTAACTGCGATACGGTTTTTACGAACTCTGTCATATTACTCTCTCGTGCCATAAACTGTTATGTTGATATCTTCTTCACGAATAGTGATGATACGATCTTTAGGAGAAACAATATCTCCGGCTAGTGTTCGGCCAAAAATCTTGATTTCCGATCCAGAATATGCGGACACTTTTAGATTTGTGATGATAACTCTGCCAGTTTCGTAATTGACGCTGCCAATATTTCTATTGATAAACACGAAACCGGTTGCGGTTGATCTGATCACTTGTAGAACACCCATGCCGTTATCTTGAATGAATGAAGTTTTTCCGTCGTATTGAAACTGCGACGATGAGATTGCGGGTTTATACGCATGTAGATCATTTCCCTGTACCAACATATGGTCTGTGGCCAAAGCATTTTTGAAGTTTAAAGCGTAACTGGATAAGGTATTCAATATGGGATTGACTGGTATAATCGCAAGAACTTCTGTATCGTTTGATAGAATGTTGACATTTGAAGCATCAATTTCATATGCCAACTTAGATGCTCTAAAGGTTTTCTTGAAGTCAGAAAGGTTATTGTCTGAGTATGCGAGAATAGCCGCTTTTACCTGTGTCTGAATGTCAGCAGGCGATGAGTTTGTTGTTTTCGTATTGTACTGAATGCTAGTTTCGATATTCAAAAACATGAATTCTGGTGAGATAATGATTGGCTCAATACCGATAGGGCATCTTTCCTTTAGATAGTTGTAATATGTGACCTTGTTATTGTCAGAAACACCCTCGGCGTTTTGAACATCAACGGCAACAACGACACGCCCATATCTTGGCGGAACCAATTCTTCTCCGCCGTATACCGAGATTGCTTGAATTTCTGGAAACTGATTTTTAAGAATGATTTCGTAGTCACTTTCTGTGACTGCACGGTCTTGAATCTGAATAGACTTAGGTGCGAAGAAACGAATTGATTCGATTGATTCTCTGTCAAGCCCACCCTCTGCTTTTTCAGTAGTGGTGATTGTAACTGGATATCCAGATATTGTTCCAGAGGTAAAAGTTCTAATGCCGTTCGCAGTTTCTTTCGAAGAAATTCTATACGAGACTTGAACAATGTTATTGACAAGCGGCTGTTTTCCGAATACGTTTTTGCCAAAAGTGATTTCGTAGCTGTCTGAGTCTGTAGGCTGAATATAAAATACTGGATCGACCGGTGTGACGCCAAAGATGCCGTCTCTTTGGGTGTATTCTGTTGATATAGAGTCTACATCGGCACTAGTTCTTACTGATACAGTAATGCTACTAGTGTCAACATCAGTGTTGTTTAGAATGAATCTCTGGGATGTTCCGCTCAAGATAGTGTAATACTCAGTGATGAGTTTGCCTTCAAAGATAGAGATATCCTCTAAACAATAAAGACCATCAATCTGCGTGACAGTGTGGGAACGGTCAGTGGTAAATGTGAAACTTGTGTTGACATTTTTATTTCTTCCAGTAAACTTTGTGCCTTTTGGAATAGTGATGAAAGTTGGAAATTCGTTATCAGGTGGCGAGATATCAATTCGAATCTTTGCAGCGGCAGAGACGCACGATCTTGGAAGATAGTTCAACTCTTTTGCGTGTGAAATGACAGCCGGTCTTGTCTGTGCGCTATCAAGAAACATTTCACTATATGCCATGTTCGTATAGAAGTTGTTCATATAGGTGTTATACGACATAACATCCAAAAGGACGTTCATGTTCGCACCATCGAAGTCGTAATCTTGGAACTGTGTCTGACCTTTTAGATAATTTTTCAGCGCTTCTTTCGCAGCAAAAAAGTCTAATTCGGTGATTGAAATATTATCTGGCATTTTTATCTAACTCTCTCTAGAACAACTTCCAACACAACTGGCTCTTGCTTATTTATAACATTGAATAAAATCGTTACATATACTGCATTTTGATCTTCTATACCAGAACACACGACATCGATAAGATTGCACCTAGGCTCGCTTGACCTGATACTACTTGATATCTGTTGTTGCATAGAGACTAGAAGCTGAGGCGTAATATTTTCGAATAACATAGCACGAATATTCCCACCGAGAAGCGGTTGGAAAAATCTTTCGCCTCTATCGGTAAACAAAATATTCTTAATAGATTGCTTGATAGAATTCTCATTCAATTTTACGGCAACGTCTTCGCTGATAGGATTAAAATCCAAATCATTCGTGAAGTCGCTATAGATGACTCTTGACGTGACGGGAGAAGTTGCCATTTTATTCCTCTTTTACTTTTATTTATATG